CTTCAGGAGATGGGGCCCTCTGCCATCGAAGAGATCCGGGCGCTGAACTCCATGAGCGATGACGAGCTGGAGAAGTATGTCTCCCTCTGGTCCATCAAGCACGCCCAGGCCCGTGACCAGGCGACCTCGGAACTGGAGGGGCTTCGGGTGGAGACCCAGGAGCAGATCGCGCAGCTCCGGGCGGACGCGGCGGTGGAGCTGGAGGAGTACCGGCTGACCTGGCAGAGCGAAATGGCCCAGCTGGAGGAGGATACCAGCCGTCAGCTGGCCTCCCTCCGGCAGGAATTCTCGGAAAATGTGGGCCTGATCAAGCGGGACACGGAAGCCAAGATGACGGAAATGACCGAGGCGGCCCGGAAAATCCTGTCGGAAGCCGGGTGGACGGAGACGGGACAGCAAATTCCCGCCGGCCTCGCCCAGGGCGTGGCCCAGTCCAAATCCACCTTTATCGACGAGCTGACCAGCATGGCGCTGGCGGGCGTGGAGGCGGTGAAGAGCACGCTGGAGATCAACTCTCCCTCCCGGGTCTTCCGGGAGCTGGGGTCCTTCACCGGCCTTGGCTTTGTCAGCGGACTGGCCGGCTATGCCGAAAGGTCCTTTGCCGCCGGCGCAGACATGGCGGACTCCGCCGTGGACGGCCTTTCCGGCGCCATTGCCGGACTCCCCGACCTGCTGAGCGGCGAGGCGGAGATGCGGCCCACCATACGCCCGGTGCTGGACCTGTCTGACCTCACCGGGGCCTCGACCCAGATCGACAGCCTGTTCTACCCCCTGCGGTCCATCCGCCTGGCGGGACAGGCCAGCCTGGCGTTCCAAAACGCCTCCGGGGAGAACCGGATGCCGGTCAAGGTAGACAACGACGACATCATTGAGGAGCTTCGCACCCTGCGCAGTGAAATGGCAGAGATGACGGAGCGCATGGAGCGGATGCGGGTCGTGCTGGACACCGGCACTCTGGTCGGTGAGATGGCGGGACCCATGGACAACGCCCTTGGACAGAGGGCGACACGGAGAGGAAGGGGGAACTGAGCCGTGTATCATTCCATCACCATTGGCGGGAAAAACACCTGGGATGACTGGCGGCTGGTCCCCGCCTCCCGGCCCGTGTTCAATCCGCCGGCCCAGAAGGTGAAGACGCTGGAAATCCCCGGCGGGGATGGGGTCATCGACTTGTCCCAATCCCTGACCGGGTATCCGGTGTACCAAAACCGGACGGGCTCTATCGAGTTTATCGTGATGAACGACTTCAAGCCCTGGCACATGGCCTATTCCGACATCATGGACTATCTGCACGGGCAGAAGCTGCGGGCAGTGCTGGAGGATGACCCGGAGTATTTTTACGAGGGGCGGTTCACCGTCAACGTCTGGAAGTCGGAGAAGGACTGGTCGCGCATCACCATCGACTATGACGTGGGGCCCTACAAGTGGTCAGTCCTGTCCTCCACGGACGACTGGCTGTGGGACCCCTTCAACTTTCAAAATGGCGTCATCCGCCCCGCCGTGTTCAAGGACATCGCGGTGACGACGGAGGTCCGGGCGGTGAAGCTGGCGGCGCTGCTGTTCGGGCGGGCCCCGGTGTGCCCCGTGTTCCGGGTGAGCAGCTCGGATAAGCGGGGAGTACACATCCGCTTTATCAACCCCACGCTGGGACTGGACGAGACCAAGCTCCTCCCCGACGGGGTCATCCAGTTCCCGGAGTTTGTGTTCTTCGGCGACCTGGGCGCCACGCTGGAGCTGTGGTGCGACACGGGAACGGGGTCCGTCTCCGTGGACTTCAGACAGGGGAGGTTGTGACCCATGTATAGCATTTATGCAGACGGCATGTGCATTTACAACGACGTCTTTTCCCTGGACAACATGAAGGTGGTCAACCCCAAGCTGACTCTGGAGGACAGCGCCGCCGGGTCTCTGGAGATGACCCTTCCGCCCACCAACGCGGCCTACGACACCATCGTCCGCATGGTCACAGATATTTCCGTGAAGAAGAACGGGGAAGAAATCTGGGCGGGACGGGCCCTGTCGGAGAGCCGGGACTTCTGGAACAACCGGGCGCTCTACTGCGAGGGGGAGCTGGCCTTCTTCAACGACTCGGTCCAGCCGCCGGCGGAGTATGCCGGGAAATCGGTCCGGGAGTACCTCGACCAGCTCATCGCCGTCCACAACGGGCAGGTGGGTGAGAACCGCCGGTTCGCCATCGGGGCGGTGACGGTGGTGGATGAGGCCTTCCCCACCTATTACACCAACTACGGCAAGACCCTGGAGTCACTCAACGCCCTGGTGGAAGCC